TATGCCTACTGGCTTGCTTTGATTGATGACTCTGGTACTGACAAGACTGCTATGTACAAGAAGTTACTCAATGACGATGCAACAGTATCTCCTACAGAAATGTTCAAGACCACAGCCATCTTGGTCAACAACGCTGTTTTAGAGTTTACTAAAGAGCGTATCGTTGCTTGTATCAATAACAAAGTATTTGAAATCTCAACAACAGCAACTGCCCTACCTACCGCTGTCTATACTCATCCAGTAGACAACTTTGTATATGCCAGCGTTACATCATCTGGCGCTGCTATCTATTGTGCTGGTTACTCAGGTAGCCAGTCCAATATCCAGAAGTTCACACTGACTACTGCTGGTGCTATGCCTACCCTGACCAGCGCTATTACCGCTGCTGAGATGCCTTCTGGTGAACTTATCTACAAGATTTATTACTATCTTGGTTATATGATGATTGGTACATCTAAAGGTCTTCGAGTAGCGGCGGTATCTGATGATGGATCTCTAGCCTATGGACCACTAGTCTTTGAATCAGAGCAACCAGTCTATGACTTTGCTGCTCGTGATAAGTATGTCTGGTGTGCTACTAACGTAGATGGTTCACCTGGTACTACTCGTATTGACCTTGGCACACAGATTGCTCCGCTGGTATTTCCTTACGCTTGGGATACCTACTACTATCCAGAGACCGTAGGTAGCAGAGTTACTGGTCGCTATACAACAGCCTGTGCTTTTGTCAATGGCACTAACCGACTTGCATTTACCACTAATCACAGTACAACAAATGGCTATGTCTACATTGAAACTGATGAAGACAATGACGGAAGACTCGTATTTGAAGGCTACCTACAAACAGGTTTCGTCAGGTACAACACATTAGAAGGCAAGATATTCAAACTCTTGCAGGCTAGATTTGATACCACCAACGGTGGTCTTGCTATTAAATCGATTGACTCTGTTAATACCGAATACTCCATTGGTTCTTTCTCGCAAGGTCAGGATGTACCAGAGGTAACCATCTCTTACCCAGCGCTACCGCAAGAGTATCTAGGCTTCTCGTTTACCTTGACTCGTTCTACAACTGATACATCTAAAGGTCCTTTGTTTACTGGATACCAGTTGAAGTCCTTGCCATCGGTACCCCGTCAGCGACTAATCCAATACCCATTAGCCTGCTTTGACAGAGAGTCAGATAAGTTTGGCGTAGAGGTGGGCTACGAAGGTAGAGCCTGGGACCGTATGCAAGAACTTGAATCCATTGAAAGCAATGGAGATACCATCAGAATTGACGACTTCCGTACAGGAGAGTCGTTCATTGGAATCATAGAAGAACTTGATTTCATCAACCGTACACCTTCAGATAAACGATTCTCTGGTTTTGGAGGATTGTTAATCTGCACTGTTAGATCCGTATAGGAGCCATCAATGACCCCTACCGAATGGGCAGGCCTAGCCGTAGCCATAACAACCCTCGTAACAGCCTTTCTAGGCCTTGTGAGGTGGCTTGTAAAGCATTACCTCTATGAACTTAAGCCCAATGGTGGGTCATCTTTGAAGGACAAGGTGAACGCTATGGAAGAAAAAGTAGATTTACTAACCGATTTAGTCAAAGAAGCGCTAAGGAAGTGACCAATGAAACCACTTGCAAAGAGTGCAACACCTGCCGCTCTTGCCGTTCTCAGGCAGGCAACTGCTCTTGCTCCCAAGCGGAAGAAGGCATCGGATGGACTCCTTCCAAGCAAGGCTCACATCAAGGCAAACCCTAACTCTGACCACAACACAGGGCTAGCAGTAGACCTTACTCACGACCCGCACAAGGGGATTGATTGTGGTGACATCTATGAGAAACTCAAGAAGGATAAGCGAGTCTCATACCTGATATTCAATGGACGTATCTGGTCTAAGGAACGCGGTGACCGCGTTTACGAAGGATCAAATAAACACGTCAAGCATCTACATATTTCCATCAAGGAAGAGCATAAGAAGGACACTAGTCCTTGGTTCCCTTGGTTGGAAAAACCAACGTACAAGACAGTTGACGCTGCTCGCGTTGCCTACTCTAAGGTTGCAAAACCTAAGAAGCAGGTGGGCGAATGTACCTGTGTCCATTGTCCTGTCCATAAGAAAGGCAAGAAATGAAAGAACAATTCAAGCAAGTAGCCCTGACTTGGTTCCGTGCTGCAGCATCCGCTGCTATTGCACTCTACCTAGCAGGAGAGACTGATGTGAAAGTTCTTGGAACAGCAGCACTTGCTGGATTCCTTGGACCAGTACTCAAGTGGCTAGATCCATCAGCCAAGGAGTTCGGACGTAAGTAGTTTGTAGAGAACGCTGCGAGAAAGGCCCTGTCCCTAACGGGATGGGGCCTCTTTTTTGTTGCCTAAATACTGTTCTCTTCTTTATCCACAGGGCAGGGGATCCGTACTAGATTGCCACAGTTGGCACAGGAAGCATCTAAAGCCCACCAGGAGATGTCATAGTCATCGAACTGAGCAAAGACGCTGAAGATAGTACAGCCACAAGAACAGGCGTGGACAGGACCTAGAGTGCGAAGGTCAGCAGCGACGATAGGTGGTAGGCTCTGCTTATATTTCAGCAGCCTGAGTAGACGGAACCACATTCTCTGCACGGCTCCCTCCTAAGGTCGGTCGCCTCTCGGCCTTCGGCCTCGGCACCGTCAGGTGCCGTTTATTCGCCTTCGGCTCATATTGTAATCATCCATCAGAGTGTCGCTTGCGCGACACGCCGTATATCTCCACTACCATAATCCAGTGACCACACTCATAGGTATCCAACTAGAAGACCGTACAGTCTTTGCTGCAGATTCCCAGATAACCGAAGACAATCTTCGCACTATTAGTACATCCACGCCCAAGATTATTCACGCGGGTAAGTACCTACTAGGAATCACAGGTGATACTAGACCTGGTGATATCCTTGCCTATAACTGGAAACCGCCCACCTACAAAGGGGCAGAGCCTATCCAATGGATGGGAACGAAAGTCTTGCCGTCAATACTCGCGGCATTCAAAGAGAATGGATATGAACCCTATGACGCGACCAAAGAAAAAGAAGCAGGATTCGACTACCTTGTTTCGTTTAATGGCAACCTCTTCCATATTGCGACGGACTTATCGTTCATACAGTCCGATCAAAACATTTATGGAATTGGTAGTGGTGGGCAGTTCGCTATGGGTTATCTCTATGATCGCGTATCTCGTCTATCTGTGGGTAATGTAGAGCAACACGCCCGACGTTCCGTTGAAATCGCTTGTATGCTTGACATCAATTCTTGCCCACCCATACAGTTGGTTACTCAACTAAGGGAGTACTGATGAGAAAAGACTGGTCGTGCTGGACAGTGTATATCAATGGACATCACTTCTATAACTGGGGAATTGGCATTGATTATTACCACGAATATAACTATGTTCCTACAGAATTACTGGCTAGAATCTTGCAAATAAATCTGCTATTCTTCAACATCACAATTACTCGGTGGGAGAATCGGGGATGGCAATAATGATTGATCCAAAAGAATTACTTATCAAGGCGCTACACGAGAAAGAAAACAAGCGCCCACGTTCCACTCAGGTACAGGTTGGTCCATCAGAACTAGGCGGTTGCCGTCGTAAGGTTTGGTACAAGTTGAACAACCAGCCAGAGACTAATGAGAACGAGATGAAGTTGGCTGCCATTATGGGTACAGCCATTCACGGTGCTATTGAGAAAGCACTAGCAGATAACAAAGATGTTGTCATTGAGCAGACCGTAGAATATAACGGTATGAAAGCACACGTAGATCTCTACATCCCAGGCTCTGGAGATGTAGTTGATTGGAAGACTGTCAAGGCTAAGAATCTTGCCTATTTTCCAAGCCTCCAGCAACGCTGGCAGGTACATACTTACGGATACCTAATAGAACAAAGTGGATTGGGGAAGGTCCACAATGTGCATCTAGTGGCAATACCACGAGACGGTGACGAGCGCGATGTAAAGGTCCACTCTGAGAAGTACGATTCTTCCATCGCGCTTGAAGCCCTCAACTGGTTGGCTGGTGTCAAGGAATCACAGACACCACCTGAACCAGAAAAAGATGAGAGTTACTGTAAGTTCTATTGTAAATACTATGACTCATCTGGTGAGATGGGATGCGTTGGTCTAAAAAAAGAACGTACAAAAACTGAATTACCGTTGATAGAAGATAAGGATGCGTCATCCAAAGCGCTGACATATCTACAACTAGATAATCAAATAAAAGAATTGACTGCACAGAAGGATGCGTTGAAGGACGCGCTGGCTGGAGTAGTCGGTGTCACTGATACAGGGGTTGAAGTTCGCTGGTCCTCTGTTGCTGGTGCTAAACAGGTAGACAAGGAAACAGTCAAAGAACTTCTTGGCTTTGTTCCTACAATCGAAGGCAAGGAAAGTCTTCGCCTTTCAATCAAACATACTGGAGGTAAGTAATATGGCTGCAAGTGAATCAACAAAGTTCCAGATCAACTATAAGTTGGCGGATGGAACTCTTATCAATCTTTACGCATCAGATGTGCGTGAACTAGAGACAGGTCTAACAGATCTATCAATGGTATCTGCACTGATTACATCAACTGCTGATTCTTTTCGAGGCAATGCTGCGCCTGTTGCCGTTCACAATACTGCGCCAGCAGTAAACAGACTGGATGATAGAGTAAATCCACCACGACCACAGGTTGTCGAAGGACAGACACCTGAGTGTAAGCACGGTCAGATGCAATTCAGAACTGGCAACGGAGCGAAAGGCCCTTGGAAGGCTTGGATGTGTGCTTCACCTAAAGGCACGCCAGACAAGTGCGACGCAATCTGGGTTCGATAAAACAGTGCGTGACCCACGAGAGTACGAAAGTCCTCTCTGTGCGGAAGTCGGTGGCGAATACTGGTACCCAGAAGATTTATCTGGTAACGGAAAATACGAAGGTGTCAATCTCGCTAAAACTATCTGTGGAAACTGTCGTCACCGAACTGAATGCGCTGAATGGGGAATCAACAAAGAACGCTATGGTATGTGGGGAGGACTTACAGCCCATCAGCGTAAACTAATTAGAAGAAAACTAGGGATAGTTCTACCACCAGAAGAGAGAGAGGATAAGAGTGCTTAGGCTTTCACGTGCGTGGCAATCAACGAACGTCAAGGCTACACCTCTACCCAATATCTGGAAGGCGTTTGATACATCAGAGATCAAGGTCAGGTTCAGACGTGGACAAGTCTGTATGGTTGCAGCAGCACCCAATGCAGGTAAGTCTATGTTCGCTCTTGTCTATGCCATCAAAGCAAACATCCCAACACTTTTCTTTTCAGCAGATACTGACACCACAACAGTGATGATTAGAACTGCTGCTCATCTGTCAGGTCATTCACAAGTGACAGTTGAAACAAACCTTATGGCTAACCCACGTTACTACAAGGATTACTTAGCAGGAATGAATAACATACAGTGGGTATTCGACTCAAGCCCTTCACTCGATGACATCGAGATGGAGATAAAGGCATATATCGAACTGTATGGAATCGCTCCTGAACTTATAGTGATAGATAACCTAATGAATGTAGCAGCCGAGACAGATAATGAATGGGCTGGACTACGTGCAATTATGATGGAGTTACACGATATGGCACGCAAGACCGAAGCCTGTGTGCTAGTGCTTCATCACGTATCAGAACAGAGTGAATATGGATCTCCCACGATGCCGCCTCCTCGTCGTGCCATACACGGAAAGGTAAGTCAATTACCTGCCGTCATTCTGACCCTTGGTTACGACCCCTCCCAAGGAATGCTTCGGGTTGCTGCCGTGAAGAATCGGTTTGGTCCCCACTACGCCGACGCTTCACGGTGGGCAACATTATTTACAAACTTTGGTGCGTGTCAGATTGGTGATGCTGACTCGCAAGGCAGGGCATACCTCCACGACAACTTACAGGTGACACGGTGAGTAGTTACAACAAACAAAAGGGATCGAAGTTTGAGACTGATGTGATGAAGTATCTACGCTCTCTTGGTCACTTTGCTGAAAGACTTGCCAAGGCTGGGGCCAATGATGAAGGTGACATCGTTACCATAATCGCAGGTCAGACCTATATTCTGGAGTGTAAGAACCGCAAGTCAATGAATCTTCCTGCCTTCTGGGACGAAGCACAGGTAGAAGCAAAGAACTATGCGAAGGCACGGGGGATGGTTGCGACTCCTCCTGCCTTCGTTATAGTCAAACGCAGACAACACGGAATTGAGAGGGCTTGGGTTATCCAAGACCTAGACCAATGGTTAGAAGACAGGAGTAAGTAATGCCAGTACCTAATGGACAGATAACAAGTAGCAACATTTGGAAAGTAGAAGATGTACAACTACCAGAAGAACCAACTGAGGTAGAAAAAAAAGAAGAAGTAAAGGAAGAAGAATGATCTGTAACGATTGTAAGGTAGGTGCTTCATTCAATTCGCAAGGCAACTACGACAAGTCTGAAGAGTTGCACGACCTATGTAAAGGAGATTGCGGATGCCAGCACAAGACTGGACCAGGGTGGTTCGTCCGAAAAGGGGCAAAGGCTCCGTTGATGCAGACTCAATCCCCGTAGCAGTCATCGTTTCTTATTATGGTGGGGAAGTAAGAGAAGGCAAGAGCGCTAGTGTCAAGTGTTGTATTCACGATGACTCTAGGCGTAGCGCAGTAATGAATACGTACGACAATCTGTATTGGTGTCATACGTGTGGCAAGGGTGGCAACTCTGTCAATGTGGTGATGGAGAAGGAGAATCTGGAGTTCAAGGATGCAGTCAAACGAGCAGTCGAAATTGTTACTGGAAGCGGTCACACGTTACAGTCAAAACATAGACGAGGCAACGCTAAGGTATCTCGAAGGACGTGGAGTATCTAAGCAGGTAGCCGAGCAGTTTATGCTTGGCACAGTAGTTGATCCTGCTGCTGGTCACGACCAGTGTGAGGGTTGGTTATCCATTCCCTACATCACGGCTTTGGGGATAGCAACCAGTGTAAAGTTTAGAAGAATAGATGATGGCAAGCCTAAGTATGGGCAACCCACAGGGCAGAAGTTGCACCTGTATAACGTCAGTGATGTAACTATTGACTCATCTCATATCGTGGTATGCGAAGGTGAGTTGGATTGTGTGATCGTCTCAGGAGTTCTAGGTATCCCAGCAGTGGGAGTTCCTGGTGTTGCTGCGTGGAAACCACACTATGCCAAGTTACTGACTGGCTTTGATACTGTCTATGTAGTAGGCGATAACGATGTGAAAGAAGATGGAAGTAATCCAGGAGCAGAGTTCTCTAAGCGCGTTGCGTCCGAGGTTGTGAACTCTGTGATAGTAAACTTACCTTTAGGTATGGACATCAATGAGATGTACCTACAACGTGGTCCAGAAGAACTAGCAAATCTATTAGGAGGAGTGAAGTGAGTGAACAAGAACCAGTCTCTCCAAGAGGCAGCAAAATTATTGATGGATATGGGGATGATAATACTTTCGATAGACTACAAGGCTGGGACGATAACCTGTCAGCCGATGCCCGTAAGAAAATAAATGACGAGTTCATCAGAGATGTCTGGCGAATACTTGATACCGCAGGAAATCTGCTCATCCGCAAGCATCACGATTACGGCCCGAAGAACATCGCTCACTCTCCAGGTGGCCCACTCAACGGACTCCGCGTGCGTATGTGGGACAAAGTGGCTCGCATCAATAACCTCATTGATAGCGACGTATCTCCCAGCAACGAAAGCCTCAGAGATTCCTTCTTAGATCTGCTCAACTATTCTGCTATCGCAATGATGGTACTTGATAAGACTTGGCCTGAGTTACCCAATGACTGAGAATACATTGTTAGTGATATTACTTAGTTTGCTTGTTGGCTTTGGCATTGGACCGTTGCTAGCCATACTATTACTTGAACTAAAGGATAAGCGTCGTGGCTACTGAGAAGTATTCGTGGTACAAAGCAGACCAACGCCGTAAAGAAATTGCTAGAAAGAAACGTGAGAAGGCTGACCGATACGTAGAAGAGATGAATAAGAGAGCCAATGACCAATCAACTACACCCATCACTCGATGATCTAGTTCCTTCGGTGGTTGCTAGTATCCACCGCAGGTTCAGAACGCACACAGAGAAGGCTGACTTGTTACAAGAGGCGTGGGCTTTTGTTCTCTCACGCGCTGACCACTTCAACCAGATGCTCTCTGATGAGTCTGAAGTTCAGCGCAAGTGGAACGAGAAGAAGGTAGCGTGGCAGATACGCAGACATCTAGAGCGCTATGCTCGTAAGGAGAAGGCCGCTAGGTCTGGCTATCATCTCAACGATGAGGCGTACTATGACACAGTTACTATCTCTCAACTATTACCTTTCGTTATCAAGAGCGCTATCAACAACACCTCACTAGAGCAGAGCCAAATCCTTATCAATGATGGCACACCTCGTAAGCCCTCTGCCCCTGCTGAAGGTGGCAACCTATTGGCTACGCTGGTAGATATCAAGAAAGCCTATGAGAAATTAGAGAAGGCAGACCAAGAGATACTTCGCCTTCGATTCCACGACAACCTCACTCTTCAACTCATCTCTGAGTACCTAGAGTGTGCTATCTCTACTGTTGATCGTAAGTGCAACCAAGCACTACGCAAACTACAAAACCATATAGGAGGCGAAAGCCCTTGGCAATAGTCATACAACTTTCCCAAGCAGAGGTGAGAGTCTGTACTCTCGTCGCTGTTGAACGTTGGCTAGTCAAGTTCGGGTCAGAAGATAGACCAAACTACGCTGCTGGTAAGAGGTTCGGTAAGTTAGAACCTGAGATCCTCGCCAATATCAGAGCGAACGTAGCAGAGTGGGCGGTCGCTCGCCACTACAACCTCGCTTGGAATATGCCTTGGTATCCTAATGAATTACATAAGGCTCGCAAGAATATCTCTGACGTGGGTGACCTTGAGGTACGCACTATCAGAACGCAGAGTGCTATCCCATTTTGGAAGAAGGACGCTGGACGTACAGTTGTAGGTGCGAAGGTACTTGATGATGAATATTTCTCACTTATTGAAATCTATGGCAAGTTTCAGGCTGACGAATATATGATAGAGCAGTTTGCCGATCCTTCTATTGACGGCTGGCGCGTACCTGTGGAGTTACTAGAAGTATGAAGTACGAATACGAATGCCCTGCCTGTGGCAACGTCATCCTCATTCTCAGATCCATTCACGATGTTGAGGTAGATTATGACTGCCCTCAATGCGGTTCAACTGTCAATAGAAAGTATGAAGCCCCTGCCATAACGTTCAAGGGCAAGGGCTTCTATACTACTGACTCGAAAGGATAAGGAACGAGTTAGTAGTTCTCTATCTTACACCCATCTTTGTAAATAATCTATCGCTTTACTAGCCCAACCTTCTTCAATAAGATGAAGCCTTGTGTTACATAAGTGACACAATAAACCTCTTACACATTTGCCACAAGTCTTTTGAGTTGGACAACAGGAATGATCGTGGTCTATGTGAAATCTTCCTCGCCCTCCTGAGTCTGGACTTCCACAGATAGCACAACAACCGCCCTGCTCTGCGAGCATACGCTCATAGTCCTCGTATGTAATCCCATACTTATACTTTATGGTCGCTGATATCTGACGGCGTGGGTTCTTGGCATAGTTATCTTTGTTCCACTTCTTGACGTGTTCAGCGTTAGCCTTTCGCCATTTTCTATGCCAAGCATTACGCGCTTCCTTAGTCTTGTGTGGCATCAGTAATGCCCTGCTCTCTGATGATATCTCCAAGCCTGACAAGGAGATCCAAAGCGGATGTCAATGTAACGTAAGCCTCGCAGTATTTGGAGTTCAGGCTCTCGACTTCTCTCTCCAAGGAGTTGAGCAATTCCGAAAGCACTTGATCGTGGGTTCTGTGCGAAGTGGTCAAACCTGCTCTCACGGGTCCATAAATCGTGGAGGCAGAGCCACTCTCGTCCTCTCCAACCAAACGCAACCCACGCGTATTGCTTCGCCAGTTTTCTGTTCTCATTCTTCTCCTCCCACGTTGCCTTCGTCCTGCTCATCTCCGTTGGTTTGCGTGGATCTAGGTGGTAGGTCTTGTCGGTGTGTAGAAAGAGAAACACTAAAGTCATTAGCGGTAGTGCCAGCAATATCCAGCCACGCCTTTCCATTAGCCTCATCTTTAGCCTTCTCCTGTTCCAGAAACTCTCTGTATTGGTCGGGGTATGCCTTGCGTAGGCGCACAAACGCTCTCGCCCTCGCCCTCTGGTAGTTACGGACTCGCACGGCTCGCCTCTCGGCTGACTCTTTGCGCCTAACGATCTGATTCATTGAGCCTATCCTCCCACACTATGAGCAGGTAGGCAAGGATAGTTACTAGGATTACGCCTAAGAATATCATCGCGCCCACTCTTTCTTGGGCTTGGGTTGGTATTCCTCCCTCTCACTCACCAGCAGGGAGAGCAATAGGTTCGTCACTTCTATCTTATCGGTGACGAGGACGGGCTCTTCAATGTCCTCCTCATTCCATACTGATACGAAGATAGAGTTGTTGAAGCCCTTACGAAACCACTTGATAGCCTCACTCGCTCTCGCCCCTCCCCATTCAATGTCACCCTTGTAGTTCATTACCTCATAGAAATTGATTAGTTTCATACCAATACCCCTTTCGGTTCATAGTTCGTTAGTAAGACCCAGCCTCCTGCTTGGTCTGCGGTAATCTCGTAGGCTTCCCCTTTGCTATCGAGAAAGTCTTTAGCCATTATCAGGTTAGCGTAGGCTAACTCAAACCAATATGCCCTCGCCCACTTGAAAGATACAGGTGGATCAAAGCGTCCGTCTTGCGCCTCCCACCCTACACCCTGCCATTCCATTGAGGTATCCCATAAGTTCTCAAAGTCCTCCTCTGTTAGTTTCATACGCTTGCCTCCACTTCATAGTCGGGTTGTGTCTGTCCTCCAACAAGACGCGGTTCTCCCTTGAAATCCGCGTTCTCAAACATTTCTCTTGCCTTCTCCTCGCTCTCTGCCTCTATCTCTAGGTCATACCAGCGTTCATATACATACTTGAACTTATACTTAGCCATTGTTCTTCTCCTCTTGATAGTTGATTAGGTTGAGTTGATTCAAGGCATTGACCATACGGATCAGGTTATCTCCTGCTGTCTTGCTGTCTCCCTCTGTCATAGCCTCGACTGCTAACTTCTGACATAGGTCTGCCTTTGCTTGATAGTATTCTTTATTCATTTCCTTCTGCCTCCTTGATTAGTGTTACTGCCTCGCTTACTTTGTTGTATTCTCCGTCGTACTCCCAATTACTGATGGCAATTTCTAACGCCTCTTTGATGAG